TCTTATCTGGTCGGTGATGACTGCTGGCATTATTTTTGCAAACTATTTTAGTTCGTAATTGTTATTTATGTGTAATCCAGTGACAATTTCGTTGTCCTTTGAATTTGAGGAGCTGTTGATAATCCTGTAAGTCCGTTCAATGCATTCACAGTGTACGCTAAACCTACAGCTCCTGTTGTAAATTTGGCGTAAGAATATGCACCATAGTAATTACCTGCACCTGAACTAAGTCCAGTTACGCTAAGACCATGATTTGCTGAAATCTCTGTGTGCACCCTGATAGTTTGACCTGAACCAACTCTTGTGATATGACTCACTTGGTATACACCATCAAGACAAATTGTGCTCATACCGACGACTGCTGATCCATTTGATGTCCTTGCTGTAACACCACCACCAACATTAGATCTACTGACTACAAAATAATCACCAGTTCCTATTCCAGTTTCTGTGAATCCACCAAAAGTATTATCTCTAAGCACAGAATTAGATGGAATAGAAAACTCAAATTGTATTCCTTTTGTGGTAGATCCAATACCAACAATCACACCTTGGTCACCTTCCATAGTCACATCAGAGATTGATTTATATGGGTTAGTGAATCCAGTTGTGCCAAATCCAGTATTATTTTTATCAGTATCTACAATCTTGACACCAAAACTAGAGGTGTTGGGGTCTTCAGTTTTTGTAAACCCAATAATACCAGATTGACCATACACCACAGTGTCTGTGACCGCTACATCTTTGATAATACGAGTGGCAGGGAATATTTGACCTGCATATAATCCTCTTGCTTTACTTACTTTTGCACCATCTACGATCTTATCATTTGCTTGCTTTCTCCATGTTACTGGCCTAAGAGGTGTTTTAGCAGCAGTGATTCCTTGACCTTTGTATATCGTGGTCTGTAGTGTATCTCTTGAAACTGTTTCTCTAATTGTTCTTGAGTCCTGTGTAAGGATAGATCTATTTGCTGGTGGACTATTGATGGTGATTATGTCACCCTTAGTGATTGTCTCAACCGCCTCTGCAGTGCCTATATCAGCATCAGTTCCACGATAAAATAGAACCTGTAAAGATGATCCTAGTGCTGGTGCTTCAGTGAATTTTATCTGTGTGCCACCAGTAAACTGATATGCCACACCTGGTTTCTGTAACACATCATTTATGAATACAAGTAATACGTCATCTAGACTTATAGGACTACCCGATTGTGTTTCTATACTGATTGGTGAGTTATTTTCTGTGATTGTGAATTGAGTTTTACTTCCATTGAATTCGTCAGAAAAATCATCTAATATTTGAAACTTACCTAATACCCAACCAGAGAATTTATCATCACTGGTTTCAGTTACAGTAAAGGTGGCAGGTTGGAAATTTGTACCAGCACTGAAGTTTGTAGGTATACCTGCTATGGTTAGTTGTTCACCCACAGTGAAACCATATCCTGTATTTGTTATCTCTGTCTGAGATATACTGTCACCTATACCAATCTTGATCGATACAGATGCACCAATACCAGTATTAGCACTGATAAGTTTTATATCATCATAACCATATGGAGAATCAAATTCTAATAATGGCACGTTGGTGTGAGTGTAACCTACACCTGGTGTGCCATCCATGAATACTTTTTTGATCCTACCATCTTGCACAGAGAATGTACCTGCTGCTGCAGTTGTTGGATTACCACCTATAACTCTTACCTTGAATTGTGTGCCAGCACTTCTATAACCTGAACCTGTGTATCCCATTGCCACAGTTATAGTACCAAAACCAGAGACCACAGCAGTTCCAAAACCAGCTTGTATTTGCTGGTATCCAAATCCTTGAGTGTTACCAAGACCAGATATAATACCTTTTCTAGGTAATCTATTTGCGTTTACATCAGAGGTGCTGTAAGTCTCTGTCAATCCTGATATATTATTGCCAGTAAATGTAATTGAAGTGGCACCACCAACCTCATTATAATTGTAGTCTGTGCCAGGTTTTTGGAATGTATTATTGAGTAGAATTACACCGAAGTCAGTATTGATACCTGTTATGTTACCACCACCAGATTTCATGGTAAATGTTTTAGCAATACCAGTGAATCCAGATGAGAGGTCATCTAATAAGAAATTGCCTGAATAATCTGATCTTATGAATGATCTACCCTGAAATTCAGATCCCTCCACAACATCTGCAACAAGAAGATTATGAGTGCCTATCCCTGCTGATGTAAGTGTTATACCAACACCTGTGAGTGCATCACCTTGTGTTTCTGCAAATGAGAAATTGTTAGTGGCATTCTTGATAATAAAATAATCCCTATTTCCTGTTAGAGGTGCAGGTGGGTTGATTGATCTTAGTTTGACCTTGGTTCCAGTGTCAAATATTTCTGTCAGTGCAGTAAATACGCTAGCTCCTACATCAACTGATGCCGATGATACACCTATCTTCTGTCTAGTTCCTCCAAATGGAACATCAGCAAAATGTATTTTATCCTGTCTTATGTTATAATCACCTTTTAGTAGTGTCACTGTTGCATTGGATGTATGTGACTCTTCAAAAGTTCCCATCCATGCTCTGTCCAACAATACATTATTAGACATTGTACCAAAACCTATAACTTGTATTCTGAGTATCTCATTACCTATTTGCACCAAGTCATATTGACTAAAACCTCTTACATCAGCAAATCTCACCTCACGATTCAACATTGTATTCTCTGTTGTTGTCGCTGTACCAGTATTACTAAGAAGTGGTGACTGTATAACGTTATCAATCGCTATAATACACTTGGTGTCTAATTTTTGTGCAGTAAATCTATGTGTGCTTCCAACCCCTACTGTTGTCAAACCTATCGGATCATTTGCTAGAGCAAGTGCTTTAGAGGCAGCAACCTTGAATCTATCTTCATCTACCTTAATAACAAAAACACTTGATGGTAAAGACGTATCAGCTCCAATACCACTGCTGTTATGATCTATACCAATCGCTGCCATTCCTGTCGCATCATATGTCAATTCCTCACCAGTCACAAAAAAATGATTCTTTATAACAAATGTATTTGAACTAACAATAACTTTTGTTGAACTAGCACCATCAAATTCGTGAGAAAAAATAGGGTCACCCTTATGTGTAAGGTTGAATGACCTTTGAAAACTCTCACTTTCAGTATTAAATTGTTTATTGAGTGACCCTAATTGAAATGACATTATAGGTTATATGTTTGATTACTTGATACTGAATCTGGTTTGTCAATCTTGAGTTCAGCTACTCTTACTGTATACGCTTTATTTGCAACTGGTAAGAACCGTAGTTGAGTGCTACTACCAGTAATATGTATGTCAGTATTGTCAATGTTACGTTTCTCAGCGTCATCTGTGTACAAGTTATTATATTTGTTGTATGAGGCATTGCCACCAAACGAATTAGCACCGACTATGAATACAGAATATGTGTTATCAGTAGTGTTATTAATTTCAACATGGAATCTACAAGTTGTGTAGTTGCTGTATGATTTTGTCGATATGACCTGTAGTGATGGTGATCCATTTGCAACGATTGTTGTGAATGTGCCATCAAGTTCAGTATCTCCTACCACATAAGACCCAGTGATACCAGTATTACCATGAGTTTGTGCTACACCCACTGATCTTGATAATGCTGACACTGTGACTGCCATACCCACAGGAGCTGTATGCCTTAGTTTCAATACATTACTCAACATATTGACTTGGAATGTTCCTATATCAGTATCAGCATCCATGTTACCAAAGTTTGTGAATAGAACTTGGTTCGCTCCATTTGCTAACCAAGTAAATTCATCTATCTCTTTCTCACCTAACGGTCCTCTCGCTGACACAAGTATACTTCCAGATTTGTACATAGTACCATCGATTGCATCTACCTCTTGTACCACTGCAGATCCAAATACATTAAGTTGCTTTGTCATACCTTTGTATTCTTGGAATCCAAATGATGTTGAAGCAACACCTACACCATTAGTGATGATCTCTTTGTGGAATGTAATATCATAACTAAACGCTGAATTATTTGGTACAAAAAGCACACTCGCAAGAGGACCACTAACATCAGTGGTAAATTCACCAAGATCTCCAGCATCACTTAGTTCCGAATATGTATTGAGATAAGCAGTTGTGCCATCATGAAACACTACAAATTCTGAGTATTGAGTAGCATTGAATGATATACCTAGCGATGTATCAAGAACCACTTGTGCATAATATTTGATTGCACTGATACCATCACCACCAGGTCCTCCTGTCAACATGTCAAATGTATCAAGTTCAACGGATCTTATAAGATCAGGATCAGAGTAGAACTGTGGACTTAGATCATCTATATCTAAAACTCTATTAGATTTGCATATAATCGCATCCCCAAATCTACCAGATGTAAATGATACTTCATCACTTATATTCTCATCAAGATTTGTGTTCTCACTTACAAGATCGAAATTGACTTTATCAAGCAATGATGCTTGTGCGTCAATTACAACGACGTTACCAGCACCTGATGATATTCCAGCAGGTTGTGGTGCTGTAGTTGGAACAGAATTTATAAGAAGATCTGAGTGTTTTTTGAAACCTGCTATGTGTGCGAGTGAATCAACTGGTTCACTCCAACTATTGATGCCTACAAAACTCTTGAGAGAGTATGCAAAACTTTGATAGTAATCATTATCTTGTATTCTCTGATAAAAATCATTTGTTTTTCCTGTGTCTCTTTCCCATCCAAAAGGTTTCTCTGTAGATGTGTCAAGAGTAAAGTAACCAGTATACTTTTGACTTGAATCTATCGTACCACCTGCTTTGGAGAACTTACCTGTTACAACGTCACCAGTATTGAATCCAACAAGGGTGTCAATACGTAAAACATTTCTTGTTTTACCTTCACCTATTATAACTTTTGCCTCTTTACCTGATGATGATACCACTGGTTCACCATTCAAGAAGGTTGATTCAATAAGATTTACTTTGAACTTAGCAAGATCTTTATCTTTTGTCACTGTGCCATACTTGGCAAAGTCATGTGTGCCAGGATCTTTGTCAACTTCGTATGTTATTGTCGCTCCATTTACATTTCCAAAAGCAGTATCAATTCCAGTTAGTGTGAATGTTTGGTATCCAAAATCAGAGGAGTTATAACCATTACCTGTTGAAACACCAACATTCTCTACAAATACCTTATCACCAACACTGAATGGCATAGGCACGGCTGTGTTGAATCCTGTAAGAGGAGTTTGGAGTCTAAGTGTTACGTTAGGGTCATTGTATGTGGCACTTATGATACCAACACCATTACTATTGTTTACCGCAAGTAATTCAACATCACCTGAACTTAAGTTTCCTCCAGCTGTCACAATCTTGACATTGGATACTGCTCCACCCTCTATCTCTGCCTCAAACTTAGCATTTTCATTCACTGTATTTGTTTTGCTATTGTAAACAACAAACTCAGGAGGTGTAAGATAATTTTTTCCTGTTGATGTTATAGCGACACTATCAACAGCAAAGTTATCCTTCAAAAATAAAACCTGTGGCACTGCTGCCTGTGGTTGAAGCGTCAAGTCAGATGGATAATCATATCCAGTGTCAACCATCTGCACCTTGTCGATAGCACCTATGACACTGCTGTACGCCTTTAGATTCGCTGATGATCCTGTTGTTGATGCTACAGATACTTGCGGTAGATCTTTGTAAAATACACCACCACCTTGTAGTAATACTCTTGCTACACCACCAGTAACATTATTAGAGTCAGTAAAGTATGAAAGTTGAGATGCACTTGAGTATCCCACTCTTTCTGGCACTCTTGTCAAGTTGAATCCAAATGTATTTGCTGAAGTTGTTGATATTGTATGTCCACCAGTAAACACACTTGTGTTTACGAATATTTTAGAGAAATCTTTTATATCTTTATTAGTCTCAATTATTTTTGTATTTTGAAGTGGTAAAAACTTATAGTATAATACGTCTGGGACACGATTGGTAAAGTGTATAGATGTTTTTGATCCAGCATTACCAGGTATACCTGTATTGATGACTTCTATCGCAGATTTACCTGTTCCTACAAAAGGTTTATTGAAGTCTTTATCTAAGAAGAATGATAATTTTGTATTATCAAGTGATACGTCAGATGTGTCAATTTCTAATGTATCTCCAAGAGTCAGAGAGATAGGTGGATTGACAGAGCTACCAATACTTACAAATCTTGTGCCAGGATCATAAACTGCTGTGATAGAACTGGTTGCGGATGATACAACTGTAAGATCAATTCTATCATCAGTCTTGAATGTATGATTATTTGATGTAGCAGATACATCTATTATTCTCACTGTCCCTGTTACAACATCTCTCTTTGTTTTGAAGAAGTGAGTGTTACCAATACCTGCATTAGCACTCAACATCACCCTTTCCAAGTCAGATCCTATACCAGTTCTTGTAGTGACAATACCAATAAGATTATTATCAATCTTTTGAACAAACACCTCTGGTGGCATAGGTCTGGTAAAGGTGACATTGACACGTTTCATAGCGTCAGTCTGATACTTTATTGATGTACCAGCACCAGGATTATACTCTACTTTGTCTCCTGTTTTGAATGGATGATCTGGTAAGTAAAAAGACCTTGTTGGTATAAAAATATTTTTTGTCTCATTATTATGGAATGATGTTATTTGATTACCACCTCTTCCAGCTACTGTAACTGTAGTGCCGATTCCTACACCAAATGTATTACCTGTACCTACAGAACTCTCTGCATTAAAGTAGTAACTTACATCCTCTGGTGTATCTAATATTACTGATTTCTCTAATGCGTATGTAAACTCATTTTCAAGTCTTGTTATTTTACTACCAAATGTATGAGCAGCACCAGTCGTGCTGTTCTGTGCTCGCAACAATTCTAATCTATTATTTTTAACATCAAAGTTGAGTATCTTGAGTTGCTCGCTATCAATTTGAACTATATCATTGATTTTGAATTTATTATTTGCAGTAATGTCAGGCATCCACTCATTAATTATTACACTTGTCGTCAATCCTGTAGCAGCAGATGTGCCCATGGACACACCAAGACCAGTGCTCACATCCTTTAGACTTATTCTCGTATTTGCTGTAAGATTAGTGTGTGTATCAGTTGATATGCCTATGATCTCTACAGATATATTATTAGTAAGTCCATGAGGTTCTGAGTTTATAGCAGTCACCACATTACCATTAGATACTAATACCACGTTCTCTTTAGTGGTTATAGTTGATGTAATTGTGGTTATACCAGGTCCCTCAACATGACTAACTTTTGCTATAGCACCCTTACCTCGTGTAAATTGATTGTCAAATACAAGACTATCACCAACATTATAATTTTTACCTGCTGTTACTACATCAATTCTTTCTATACCACCATTTTTGACATTTGATATTTTAGAATTTATATTTGTATTCTTGTTTGCATTAGGTACAAATTCATACTCACGAATATTATATGGTTCGGTATTTCTCACAAGATTCAATGCTATTGGGTCAAGATCTTGTATAGATTCAAACGCAATATTGAATTCTTGTAATTTTGAGTGATACGTGTCACCAATAATGTATGGGAATGTAGGAGTCCTTACTCCATTGAAGGGACTGTTAGCGTTCTGTACTTCTATAGGATTGACTGTGGTGTAATATGCATACACACCATTTGGAAACTCAGGTGTAGCAGCAAATCTACCATTATGCTCATCAAGATCACCAGTGCCTTCAACATATGTGAAATCTTCTACAAAGAATCCAGCTGGATATATGCTGATGTTAGGTCCGTCAACCCTTTGACCTGCTAACTTACGATAACTCGATTCAATATACTTCTTGCTACCATCCACCACAGCGTAAGGACCGTAAATTGGGTTTCCATCGTAAGCCCAACCTATTATTGGTGAGTGGTCTTGTCCCAAATCACCCAAAAAGTTTCTGAGGTTTCTAGGAACATAGTAGTTTACATAAGGGTTACCTAATTCTGCAACTCTTGGTGTCTCCAAGAATCCATCATCATCCTTTACATCACCAAACTTAGCATATCTCTCTACTTGATTGATTCTCCACTCTTTTACAGACGCAGATAATATAGCACCCTCACCTGGTGTTTTAGCATAAGTTGTAGTAGACGCTTGACTATATCCAGCACCTTTTTCAATAATATCAATACTGGTTATAGTACCATTAGTGACGTTTGCTTTTGCCTTACATCCTACACCATCACCCTCGATAATAATATCAGGTGTGCTAAAGAAATTTTCTCCACCATGTTTGATGATAATTTGATCAATTTGGCCATTTACAACAAACGGTTGCATAAATGCGTTCTTACCAACTGTCGCTTCTATGGTCGGTTTGTAGTTGTCATTTATAACTGTAGATCCATAATCACTTCCTTTCTCATTTACATGGACTGATATAATTTTACCTCGTATTATAGGTGTGGCAGTAGCATTTGTTGTAGAAATACCTTGTCTACCACTAATGTCAACAGAGATAGGTGGATCTTGGAATACATGAGTTCCTAATCCATTGTCCCTGAGTTCTACATGAGTAGCAAGACCTACTACCTCACATAATCTAAAGTTATTATCATCAATCTTATCAACAAAATATTCAGCATTGTTTGTAAGACCTCCAATAGCACTTACGTTTGACGAATATTTGATTTTCTCAGCATCTTCAAAACCATGATCAGATATATTTACAGTGTTTGTGAATGTGTTGATACCTGTTATGGTTTGTATCTCTCTGTTCTTAAAAAATCCAATATCTTCTACAAGAACTTTATCAACTTTCTGTCTTCTAGCTGTCGTTGTAAATTTCTGCAATCCACCACCATTTGTTGTAATTGGAAGTGTGCCGATACCTGCTAATGCCTTAGTGCTTGACTCTGATAAGTGTATTTGGAAATCATCTAACTTGACAACAAAGTATGAAGCAGTGTCTACCAGTGTGCCAGGTGTTACACCAATTCCTATAGTGGTACTACCGTTTGCATCATATATTATCTCCTCACCATCTTTGAAACCATGAGGTGTTGGGAATACGAATCTATCAGTTGCAGTATTGACCACACCACCAGTAGATGTAGAATCAAACTCCACAGTTTGATTTACAAACTTCATCTTTGCTTTCGCTATGGCTGTTGTATTATTGCCTCCAACAATTTTTACTGTAGGTGTCTCTTCATAATCAAATCCTTCAGTATCAACAAGTATTTCTTCTAATGTACCCTCTACTTGTGCTATAACAGACGCACCTGCACCAGTATGTCCGTCCTGTGTGATTGATAAACTAGGTGGATTTATAACATCATATCCAGATCCAGTATTAAGAACCTCGACATTCTGCAAAGGTCCAAAATAAACAAGATCAGATGATTTGTAGGAGTATGCCTCCACTCCGTTTGCGAATAAACCAACACCACCTTGTACAGTTTTATCCTTTGTATCTCCGAATTCAGGTTCATCAAATTTTCTCAATATTTTTTGAGCACCTAATTCATATCCAAATATGGAGAATGGTGTAAGTGAATGAGACGTATTCCCTTGAATATCATTACCAATGAAAGCAGTCAGGAACTGACCCCTTCTTACGTTCTCACCTGTATATGCAAGTTTTACAGTATTATCATCTACCTTCTTGATATAGTATGCTTCTCCCTCATTAAGGTTAGTGAGTGTTCCTATACCAGATGATGAATATACTACAAGGTCTCCATCATGGAGATTATGGTCTGGTACACTTATTTCTACTTGTGTGGTAGATATACCAGAATTAGTAAATGACCTTATCCTTTTTTGAGGATCTATAGTCCAATGAGGTAAACTATTTGATGTAACATAGGGAACCTTACCATCTGTATATGTGTTTTGCACATCGGCTGTGGTATCTCCTTGTAATTTAAGTTTTCTTCTTATCTTATACTTTTTAGTGCCATCAAGAGTTGGAACGTTTACTGAGATAGATCCAGAGGGTGTGCCTTTTGCAAAAACAAAAGTGATACTACCATCTAACACGCTATCAGGGTCACTTTGATCAATGACCTCTATTTGATCTCCAACGTATAAAGAATAATCATCGGATGCTAATTTGAAAACATAATTATTTGTACTCTGTAAGTAAAATGCATCAATGCTATAGCATGAAGAGTTATTGTAAATCCATGTGGAGTATTTTAGTTCTGTTTCTATCTTACCGAGTTGACTAATGTTGATATTTGCATCTTCTTGCTGATTTATCGCTGATCCTACAAATTTATTGAGAACTCCCAATACATTGAATCTAACAGGAGAGTTTAAATTGCCATTTTCATAAGAGGTAGCAACTATGCCTGATCTAACAGTTGATCCTATACCACATGGTGATGTAAGTGCATCAATACCTGTAAATTGAGTGTAATTCTTACCTGTGTATTCTAAAGTTCTATTCTCAAATGATATTGTGCCTGTAGCTCCAAATCCTATGGTAGAATCTACATTCAGTACAGTAGCACCTACACCTGAAGTATTAGTAATAAATGTTTTACCTATCTGCTGGAATTTACCGATTGTAGTCCCTTTTGATATGGCAATTTTGTAATATGATTTGCCACCTATAACTGCTCTCTCAACACTATTGATTGAACCACTTGTTTGAAGAGGAGTTGTCTCTTGAATCAAACTTTGACCAGATATGGTAAGTGGATTACCAGATACTAACTCACATAATAATACATCATTTACAACATAATCAGCATCAGATGGTTTTATGACATATTTTGATGGTTGAATCATATCAACATTCACACCATACAATGAACCAAATAATAATTTGAATGCTTCTTCAGTTCCCTTAGATTTGTAGAAATCCTTTGATTGTCTTATAAAATTTCTTTGGTCTAATTTTTCAGATAGTCCTCTCTCCGCAAAACCAGGTAAAATTTGTTTCTTGAGTTTTTTCAAAAACTCATTTAGGAATACATTACTAAGATTTGTTACTTTATCATTTACAGCATGTGTACCAATACCTGATTGAGTGAAGGTGAGGTACTCAGGATCATTTGTCTTTCTATTATTCTCTATACCACTAAATCCTCTCACACATCCAGTGAATGATGTGCTACCTATACCTGTATAAGTTATTATCTCATTATTGACTTTTAAGAGACCCCACTGATTCGGCCATCCTTTTGTAGAGTCAACAAATATTGTAGTATCTCTTCCGTTGGCATATTGTGCTATTGTCGTAAACCCAGTCAGAGTCTCGTTGTTTAGAAAATCTAGACCTTTATACTCTACTAGATTGTCAACTATATCAATCGCTCCCCCTTGAAATTCTTGAGAGATATAGTATTGTTTCATAAACTCGCCAAAGCGAGGATTCTCAGTATCAATTACCTCTGGTATTTGACTCTGAATTATTTCATTTACTTTTACTTTTGTAATCGATGTCTGGATCATTAGTATCCACTACTGTATGATGATGTTGATGTTGAAGTTGATGATGTAGTTGATGATGTGGTTGATGTCGAAGACACAGGTGTTGATGAAGTATCTATCGGACTTGTCGGGGTGCTTGTTATTGGAAGACTATCAGGTGAGTGAGATGCTCCTGTCATTTTATTTCCATTAGACATAGTATGGAAAGCACCATAGTAAGGTTGTCCGTTCACATATCCGACCAGAGTGGTAGCAGATGATGTGCTTACTATCATCGCTCCTCTAACCTTGGCACCATTTGAATAACTTGATTGAGGGTCATATCTTGTGCCTGACGTATTCGCACCAGAAGATATTGGATCTTCTCTCATATAGAAATTACTATTTGATACGTCAAATTGCAGGTATAATTCTTTTCTTGCTAGTACATCATTAGATTGAGGCACTGCTTGTATCTCTACAATATTATCAGATTGTACTGTAGAAGTTATGTTTACAGTATCAATAATTACTTCACCCTTTGCATAATCTACAGATCCAAATGATGAAGACAGTATCTTGACGGATGAGTCAGAATCGATTTGGAATAGGAACAATGATCCCTTATCACCTGAGGTATGTTGGTCAGAGAAATATACAGTCCCCTGCACTCCTGATACAGTAAATCCAGTTGATTTTATATTATAATTAGATTCATTTCTATGGAACGTATTATCAAAGCATATCTCATATTGACTGAATACGTTGATTTGTGCAACTAAATTCCTTCTTATTCTAATTGTGGTTATGTTTGATGTAATTGAATCACTAACACGATCAATGAGAGACAAAACTTTACTATACTTGAATCTACCACCAAACTTATTCAATTCTGTACCACTTGCAAAATTGTTTAGTGAACTGATAACGTCAGTCTTCAAGTTATCAGGATCACCGACAAAGTTAGAGTTGTAATACACGTAACTATCAACTTCAACATATAAAAACTTTAAGTCAATCAATTCAGGCACAATACCTGCTACAGAATAACTTTTCAATGATGATAATATTTGTTTTTTAGTAAACTCTGATAAGAAAGATCCATTCTTAGGTTTAGCAGCGATATAAACTCTTCCATACTTGGGAGGTGTCAATTCTTCTCCCCCAAAGGCACTAACAGACTCTATGTTTGCATACACTGAGGGGACTATTGCTTCGTAATCACTTGCAGTCACTGCTCTATGTTGAGACGAGTAAAGTCTAGGAGCATAGTATCTGACACTGCGTAAATCTTCTATTTCATCACCATTTTCTGAAGGAAATTGTGGTGAGAGAGTTGTTGTGAGGTTAGTTTCAGTGGCACCGTCTTCATCATTTACGATACCTGCAAAAGACACTCTAGCAACACCATTACCATTCTTTCCCTCAGTCTTGATGTATGATACATCAATGACATTGCCATTATTTAATTTTGCACCGAATATACCATCTCCAAATAGCACCTCGTACTTCTCATCCGTTGTTTCTTGTATAAGATATATGTTTGATGTTGAGGTGACACCTATAATATTATCTACGAGTTTATACTCAGTGGCAGTTGTGCTTGCATTATTCTCTTTTACATTTATTCTTATCGTAGATGTATCTACACCATTATTAGGTATTATGAATCTTTGATTAGGTTGAGAATCATTTATTACGAATGTAGATTTAAGATATTGTCCTTGAAACATTTCAATAGTTCCAACTGCTGTGCCATCTGATGCAGTGCCAGTTACTTTTTCTGGTATAGAAAATATGTAATTCACATTTGACACACTCCCATTTGCAATTACACCAGGTTGAAATGTAACAGTTGATGTTGTCGTTGATATACCTGTCATATTATAATCAACGAGCATTTTTGCTGCTCTCTTAGACCTAGGCACGTAACCTATGTTTCTTGCAAGAGAAACAACGTTTTCTCTTAGTGTAGCACTGTCAATGAATGTCTCATTGACTATCATATTACTATTATACGCTGTCGTATATGAATTATATGCTAATAAGTTTACTATAACTGATAGGTTAGATCCCTCGAAATCCATATCCGAGAAATTGGAGTTTTCTCTCAGATAATCCTTTATAGAAGACTTAATATCTTCAAAATTTAGGTTTGTGAATTGTTGCAGTGCCATTATAACCTAGTTGGTTCGAGAATAAAGTTGACTGATTGAGTTGGTGTATTGAGTCCAACAATATCATAAAATATAGTTACATCAATTGAGTTTTCGTCAGGTGTAGAAACAAATTTTACATCTGTCAGGGTTACTCTGGGTTCAAAATTCTTTATACTTGTCTCAATCTCCTTTTGAATCGGATCAACATAATCATCACTTGCAAGTTCAAACAGTGAACCGCTTATACGTGATCCTAACAAGCGATTAAAAAATACCTCTCCCGTTTGTATACGAACTAGATTCTGTACAGAACGTTTTATAGCATCTTCATTATTCAGCACAAGAATATCATCCGTTACGGGATGTTTTTTGAAAGATAAAGAAATATCTTTGAATCCTTGTGAAAAAGTCTGTGCTGGCACTAGATCTTTATAGTCTGGGTATATTTATCATTATTTAGAGCAAAAAAAAGACCCTCTATTGAGGGTCGTCTTCATGACCGAGGTATCTGACCTCTATCTCGTCTGGATGTGGGAATCCTTCTTTGTAATAATCCTCTGCCAATTCCTGTATTTTATCCTCCATTTCTTCCTCTGTAATTGACTTGAACTCTAGTGACCCTTTGATGTATATGTCATATAATTCCATGTTCGTTATATTGATCATCGGAAGTATCTATATGATTCTAGTTTTCTCATGACCGACTCTACACTGTGGATCTATCCATATTTCAAAACCTGCTTTGATTGCATCAAGACAGAATGATACATCTTCACCACACATATCTTGCACTTCACCAGAATCAAACACCTGCATCTGTGGTGCAAACCAAGGATACTTCATCTCTGCATGTTCAAATACACCTTTCTTGATAAGCAACCAACCAAACCCAGAGTAGTCTACAGTAAATGGTTTGCGTCTCTTGACAATACCATCAACCATCTCATGATTCATGACTCCACCATTCTCTTTGAAATCATCCTCTTCTAACCAATGTGCACATGATGTAGTTCTACCATCCTCAGTTGCATACCAACCACCTGCAATATCTTTATCCATTGCAAGAACACGATAGAAACTTTCATTAGTAAATACTATGTCACTATCAATCCATAGTTGATAATCATAGTTGAGTTTACCATCCCAAGGTAATTGATCAGGTCCTCTGAGGACGTTTGCACCAAGACACTTACATCTAGCAAAGTTCACCATAGAACTATAGTCTTGTGCTATCTGAATGTTTGCTCCGTTCTGCACCAACTCAAAACAAAGTGATACGAAATTCTTTAGAAAGATATATGATACTCCTCTACCAGGTAAACAAAAAACAACACTTTTACCTTTTAGAAGTTCTTTCGCCTTTTGAAGATAGGAATCTTCTGTCGATTCATTTTTGGGTGGTTTAGATACCACCTTAAATCCTTTAGCCATAATTAGAGTTCAGTCATAATCATTATAACAGTTTATATAGCGTCTATCAACTCAATAACTTTTTCTGCCATTATTTTGTGTCCTTCCGCACTTGGATGCCCACCATTTCTACCTTGAGCATAATTCTCTGGATTATCCCTATCACCCCCTAACAAATGAAATTGTATAAAGTTAGGTGTATAATTTTTACAAAGTTGTCTCCAATATCCAACATGTCCATTATAAAATTCTTCAGGTCTAAGGATACTAGGCTCAAAGTGCTCTGCAATCAAGGAAACATACTTTTGACCAACACTCTTACAATATGAGTCAAATAGAAAAATATTTTTCCAAAGATTTTCTACACCAAGCACATCATTGTATACTCTTGTGTAATAATCTCTTTGAGTGTTAGATCTAATCCATTGTGGTGTATACAACTGAGGTTCTTTCTTCTTATCAAAATAATCGATTCTTGATGTTACTGTAAATTGTATAACAACCACATCCGTTGATGTGTTTTGCAAATATTTGATTGTGTTTCTTGTAATATTATCATTACTAACACCACACACGGATATGTTGACATGACCACAATCATAGTGATTAGCAACAAGGGTGCTATATCTCTCTTTTAATCTATTCTGTAGTTCATCACCCCATGTGATACTACATCCACTAAAACACAGTGACATCATACTTATGTGAAAATTGTATTGCATCTCCTATGGTGTTTACCATAGGTTTACCTTTTATATTCAAAGATGTATTCAATAGCACAGGACATCCAGTACGTTCGTACCAGCACTCCAGTATGGGTCTTAGAATACTATCTGAGTTTTTTGGTACTGTTTGTACCCTAGCAGATCCATCGACGTGTATACAGGCAGGTATCGCCTTCTGCTGCTTACATTTATAAACATA